AACCAAGCGGCGATACGCAGGTTTCTATGAAGATCACAACTCAGGAACAAGCTCTAGCTGTCCTAGCTCAGCTGCAAAAGCTCAAACAAGAAGATCCCGCATCTTTCTACGACAACGCCTTTCTAAAGCAAAAGGCCTTTATCCTAGACGATTCCCCGAGGGTATCAGCTCTTTGCACAAGACGGGCTGGAAAGTCCATGGGAGCTGGCTACAAGATGATTCGTGCTGGGTTTGCCGAGCCCGGCTGTTCGGTGATCTATCTCGGTCTAACAAGAAGGACCGCCAAGAACACCATGTGGAAGGACGTTCTTAAACCCATCGATCAAAAGCTAAAGCTCGAAGCAAAGTTCCACGAGTCCGAGCTTTCTATGACACTTACGAACGGATCGGTCCTCTATCTCGCGGGAGCAGACGGTATCCACGAGCTCCAAAAGCAGCTCGGCGGTAAGCTCAAGCTCGCTCTAATTGACGAGGCCGGATCTTTTCGAATTGATCTACGCTCCCTATGCTACGAGATGTTAGAGCCTGCTCTGGCCGACTACGACGGCACGCTGGGCATGATCGGAACCCCGACGCCTCTACTAGAATCTTTGTTTCACGAGGTCACCTCGCACAAGGAACCGGGCTGGTCTGGACACGAGTGGACGACCTTCGATAACCCGTACATGGCCGAGGTGTGGCAAAAGCGTCTAGCTATGCTAAAAGAGACAAACCCTTTGATTGAGGAAACCCCGTCGTATCGGAGGATGTATCTCAAAGAGTGGGTTACAGATTTGTCGAGCTTGGTTTACAAATTCGACGCTCAAAGAAACGTTGCCAAGGTTCTTCCGGCAGGAAAATACACCTACATTCTAGGTATCGATCTAGGCTTTGAGGATCCTTCTGCGTTTGTAGTTTGCGCGTTCTCTCACCAAGATCAAACGCTCTACATTGTCGAAACTTACAAGCGTTCTAAGATGATTATCAGTGACGTTGCCGAGCGTATTAATTACTATACAAAGAAATATGAGATCTATCGCTCTGTGATTGATAACGCTTCTAAGCAAGCTGTGGAAGAGCTCAAGCAGCGCTACAACTTAAGCTTGGTAGCTGCCGACAAGGCTGGCAAAGCGGAATTTATAGAGATCATGAACTCAGAGATCATCCAAGGACGGATCAAGGTTATCGATACAATCGAAACCGAGCCTCTCAGGGAAGAGTGGGGATCTCTTATCTGGGATGAGCGAGCTAAGAAAAGAGAAGAGCATCCAGCTTGCGAGAACCATTTGAGCGACTCCTGTCTCTACGCATGGAGAGAGTGCTATCAGTACCTTTCAGAGGTTCCGAAGGTTGATAACCGCACGTTAGACGATAAGATGGACGAACACGAGGAGCTTTTATCCGAAAAGCTAAAACAAGAATTGGAGCAGCCGTTTTGGGAGAGAGACTGGGGTTAGACGAGCTCGAAAAACTGATCGAGCTTTGCCAAAAGAAGAGGGTTTCAAAGCTCACCTACGCTGGGATATCGATGGAAATCGAGCTGCCAGAATCTGCAGAACAGAGAGCGCGCACGACCGAGCTCAATGATATGCTTAAAAAATCGACAGAGGTCTCCGATGAGGAAATCCTGTTCAATCCATACGCTGGGATAGAGGATTCAAACGATGCCGATAACTAGTACAAAGCACGTTCCGGTGATGACCTACCGAGACCATAGTTCTGTTTCCGATAAAGATATTAAGTCGAAGTGGTGGGGAGCTCCGGAAGACGATATGCATGCCCATGTCTGGGCTACGATTGAAAACATCCGCAGGAATCAAAGCTACCGAGACTTGAGCTATCTGCGCTACGGCAGACTCTATTCCAACATGGAAATCTCTAGTCTCACGGGCGGTCGTTTTGACCGGTCTGTAAACGATCAGGGGATCAACCAAGCGAGAGCTACGTACAACGTCGTCAAGTCTTGCATCGATACGGCAGCTTCGAAGATCGGATCGAAAAAGCCTAGACCGTACTTTCTGACAGATACCGGGGATACGTCCTACGATCTGCAGCAGAGAGCGAAGATGCTGACAAAGTTCTTTCAAGGACAGTTTGAGCGCATGGGTATGGGCTCTGGGGAAGACCGCACCTTTTGGGGTATCGGTCGCCAGAGCTTTACGGATGCTTGCATCTTTGGCACGGCTCCCGTCAAGCTTGTGAAGGATGGGGACCAAGTGAAAGCTGAAAGGCTTTTCGTAGGCGAGGTATTGGTAGACGATGCTGAAGGTAGGTACCGAGACCCGCGCCAGATGCATCAGGTCAAACTAGTCCATAGGGAGATTTTGTACGACCTTTATCCTTCGGCTGCAGCTCAGAAGATGATCGAAGCTGCTCCGAGTGGGCTGGACGCGAGCTCTTCGGCTCAATCCGTTGCCGACATGGTCGAGATTGCCGAGAGCTGGCATCTGCCTTCGGGAGAAGGTGCTACGGACGGAATCTGCTGTCATTCTTTGCCGAATGGTACGTTGCACGTGAAACGTTACGAAAAACAGTACTTTCCGATTCTTTTCCAACGCTGGTCTTTGCAGCCTTTGGGTTTCTACGGTCGCGGTCTAGCAGATGAGCTTGTTGGTCTGCAGTTAGAGATCAACAAGATCTTACGAACGATCCAGATAGCGCAGCATTTGACGGCTGTTCCGCAGGTGTGGATGGACGTGATGAGCAAGGTCCCCGGCAAGTCGATCAACAACGAGATCGGCGGGATTCGTTACTTTCGGGGAACGCCTCCGATCTTCATGACACCGGGTGCGATGAACGCCGAGGTTTATAATCACCTAGAAACCTTGTACAGAAGGGCTTTCGAGCTCACTGGTGTTTCGATGCTATCGGCGACCTCGCAAAAGCCAAGCGGTTTAGATTCCGGCAGAGCTTTGAGAGAGTACAAAGACATTCAAACGGAGCGGTTTGCACTCGTAGAAAACATGTACGAAGACTTCTATATCGAATCGACGTACGTAATTTTAGACATGATGCGAGATTTGGTTAAAGAGGGCAAAGACCCGGTCGTTCGTGCTGCGAGCTCGACGTACTCCGAAGAGCTTAGGTTTAGCGAGGTAGACATCCCTGATGACAAGATATCGGTACGGGCATACCCCACAAACTTCCTTCCTTCAACGCCTGCAGGTAAGTTTCAATCAGCGCAGGAGATGGTTCAAGCGGGATTTTATACGCAAGAAGAAGCTTTGGAGCTTATGGATTTTCCTGATCTTGCTAGGCTCAACCGCCTCAAGCTTGGGCCAAGAGACGCTGTTCTCAAGACTGTTGAGTACAATCTTAAACATGCTGGAGACCCTGGTAAGTACATCTCCCCGGATCCTCGTATGAACCTCCAGCTTGCTCAGGAGCAGGTTCAGATTTATCTGATGAGAGGTCTGGCTGACGGTATGCCGGAAGACAAACTAGACGTCTTACGAGCGTTCCAAGACCAGGTAGCTGATCTCGTCAAGCTCGCACAGTCTGCTATGGCTCCGCCACCTCCCATGCCAGCAGAACCCAACGCTGTTCAACAGGCTGTAGCGCAAGCTCCACCTGTTTCAGATCTTATCCCAACTGTAGCTTAGGAGTTTAAATGGAAGTTCAGGAAGCATACTACAGCGAGGCAGCAGCGCAGGCGTCGGAAGCGCCGTCCCCAACTGATGGTGAAGCTCCAAGAGCTGAAGAGTCTGCAGAGGAAAAGCCTTCGAAACCGGACGTCGACTTTGCTAAACGCTTTGGCGCTTTATCTCGCAGAGAAAAGGAGATCAGAGCGAAGCAGGCAGAGGTTGCCGCACGCGAGAAGGCCATCTCGGAGCGCATGTCAAGGTTCGAAGCCTTCGAAAAAGCTAAAGAGAATGCTAAGCTAGACCCAAGAGGCTTTCTCGAGAACGTTGGGCTCACCTATCAAGAGCTTACGCATAAGATCCTTGAGGACGACAGCCTTTCGACCGAGGAGAAGATCGAAAAGATCACGCAGGCGAAGATTGATGCATATCACAAAGAGCAAGAGTCAAAGCGCGAGCAGATGGAGCAAGATCGAGCTGAGCAGCAGCAGCGAGAATCAGACGATCAGCTCATCACACGCTACAAGAAGTCCATCTCTGAGACGGTATCAGCTGACACCGAGGCGTTCGAGCTTATCAGTGAGACGGGCAGCGAGGCTTTTGATCTGGTATTTCAGGTAGCTGAAGACTACTACGACAAGACCGGAAAGGTCATCGATCCGAAGGTAGCTTGTGAACATGTAGAGAGTTATCTCGAAACAAGGTATAAAGGACTATTAACGACAAGAAAGCTAGCTCGTTCGAAATCCTCTGAGGATACAACGGATACGGAAAAACCTTCCGTGGGCACGAGATATGAAAAGCCCATCGAAACGCTTACGAATCGGAACACGCTCTCTGGAGGAATCCCGATGGTCGCCGAAACCTCACGGCACCTTTCAGTCGAGGAATCCAAAGCGAGAGCAGCCGAGAAGTTGAGGAAGGCGTTAGCCGAGCAGCGCTTGCGGTAAGAAGAGAGCTCCTGGTTCTCATTTAAAGACATACATAGGCTCTAAAGACACAACAGGCCGATCAACAAGAAACAAAACCGCACGGTGCGGTAGTTGAACCTATTTGTCTTTGGAGACTTTGTTATGAGTTTAGACCTAACAGCGTATGACAGCGCTTTAAAAGAGCACTATTCTAGTTGGCGTGTTGAGGACATGGTTTATAAGGACAATCCTTTTATGGCCATGGTTCCTAAATATGAGCAGTTTGGCGGTAAGAACATGCCGCTTCCTTTGATCTACGGCAACCCTCAAGGCCGTTCTAAGACCTTCACCAACGCTCAGACTCGCGGCGGCGTGACGAACACTCTGGTAACGGACTTTCTTTTGACTCGTGCGAAAGATTACTCTATCGCTACGATCGATAACGAAACTCTGGAAGCTTCAAAGGGCGATGCAAACGCTTTCATGGAAGCTGCAACAACTGAGATTGACGGAGCTATCAACAGCTTGACTCGGTCTCTAGCTATCAACCTTTTCCGAGATACCTCCGGGTATGTTGGACAGGTTCTAGCTGAGCCTTCCACCAATTCTTCGACTTACGTAGTTTCTGTGAAGGACCCAGAGGACGTTACGAACTTTGAAGTGGGCCAAGTTGTTGTTATCTACTCGGCGCGTTCGGGCGGCTCGCAACGCTCTTCCGACGGTACAGACGACGAGTGGGAAGTTGCGGCAGTTGATCGTAACGATGGCAACATCACGCTGACGGGAACCTACGACGGATCCGGCACCATCGCAGCCAACGACTATCTCTTTGTCGAAGGCGACAGAGGCTTAGGTCTAGCTGGTCTGGAAGCTTGGATTCCAACGACTGATCCGACCTCAACTGCTTTTTTTACTGTAAACCGTTCGGTTGACGTGACTCGTCTTGGCGGCTTGCGTTTAGACGCTACGTCTATGCCGATCGAGGAAGCTCTGATCGAAGCTGACGCGAAAGCTTGCCGAGAAGGCGCGAAGCTCGACTACTTTTTCATGGGTTACAAGAAATTCGGCGAGCTGAAAAAAGCTCTGGGCTCTAAGGTTGAGTACATCGACTTGAAACCCAACAAAGATGCGACGTTCAGTTTCCGTGGTGTTCTGATGGACGGATCCAAAGGACCGATCAAGGTTGTTCCGGATCAGAACTGCCAGAACACTCAAGCCTACGGTTTGACCATGTCAACGTGGAAGCTCTGCTCTTTAGGCAAAGCCGTAAGGGTTATCGATACCGATGGTCTGCAGATGCTCCGACAAGCCACGGCTGACGGCGTTGAAGTACGCTACGGTTCTTACTCTCAGCTGGGTTGCAACGCTCCGGGTTACAACATCAACGTTACTCTGTCTAGCTAATCAATTTCACGAGAAGCGTAGGGGTCTTTCGGGCCTCTGCGCTTTTTTTAAGAAGGATCAAACATCATGGCGAATAGGAATTTTTATCCTACGCGCGGATCGCTTAGCCGAGAGATCGTCAAGTTGTACGGAAACGTAACAATTGGCGCTTCCGGAGCTATCACAGCATCCAGCGCTAAGGGCTTTACAGTTGCTCAAACAACCTCTTCAGCAGGTCGTTACACGGTTACTCTAGACGACGTTTACACGGCTTTTCGCGGAGCTAACGTTACGATCGAAGGACCAGCCGATGCTGCTTTGACGGTTCTTTACGCTGGCGTGAGAAACGTTGCCGTAGCGACCACGAAGACAGTGGATCTGCAGTTTGTCGGTGCTGTCGCAACGGACACGGACCCTGCATCGGGTGACGTTCTTTATATCGAGCTAACCCTGCAAAACGGCTCGGACGTTTAAGGGAGGTATTTCGATGTTACTTATGCCCGGCAAGGACAAGAAAAAGATTGCTTCGGTCATCGTGGCGAAGATGGATCCAGACTACGTCGGTAGAGAAGACGGCGGTTATCACGGATCTGAAGACGAGACGGAAGAGGGCGAGAGCGAAGAACTAGATGAGGGCGTTATGGCGTGCTCGGAAGAGTGTATTCGCTGCATGAAGGACGGCGACGCCAAGGGCTTTGCGGTTGCTATCTCGGATCTGATGGGAATGCTCGAAAGGTAGGTAGGACGTCATGACAACCTTAGCTGATCTCAGATTGCGTGTTCGAGAAAAAGCGGACATTGAAAACAGCCAGTTTGTTTCAGATTCCGAGATCAACGGTTACGTCAACTCCAGCTACCAAGAGCTTTACGATCTGATCGTCTCGTCTTTTGAGGATTATTTTGTCGAAGATCCTGTGTCCTACACGGTAGCTACGGGATCTTCGGCATTTGATCTGCCAGCTGATTTCTACAAGCTTGTCGGCATTGATCGTCTTGTGAGCGGATCAGATTATTACGCTCTGAGACCTTTTAATTTCCTAGAGAGAAACCAACAGCGGCTAGCTCAGAAGCTTCGGGGTCTTTATCCAACGGTACGCTACCGGGTCATGGGATCTAAGCTGCGCTTGGTCCCTGAGGGCGAGGCTGAGGGTTCCTACAGGATTTGGTACGTCCCTGCTGCCACGTTATTTACAGCGGATACGGATGTTGTCCCCATCTCGATTACAAATCCGGGCTGGGATGAATATATCGTCATCGATGCTGCGATCAAGTGCATGCAGAAGGAAGAGTCCGACGTTTCAGTGTTGTTTGCTCAAAAGATGGCGATCAAAGAAAGAATCGAAGTCATGGCTCAGAACAGAGACATTGGAGATTGCAACAGGATCACGGATGTATCCAACGCTGGCTACGACGATCCTTACTTTTATAGGTAGGCTATGATCATCCCATTTCGCAGAACGCAGACCCCAGAAAAGCCTATCAGGCTCTTGCAAGATGCTGTGGAAGCAACTTTGCGCTCCGTCACAGGCAGGCCGATCATAGACGGTGGGCTGCTACTAGACATTGAGCTTGCGTCTGGCGACAACGCCGTAGATCACAAGTTAGGCAGGCTTCTGCGAGGTTATATCGTCGTCAAAAGATCTGCTGCGTGCGACATTTACAACAAAGACATAGATACAAGAACATTGATTCTGAACTCTTCGGCAGCGGTTACCGTAACGCTGTGGGTTTTTTAAGGGAGTAGGCATGGCAACAACTGAGAACATGGTCCTAAACCTTCCAGTGGTTTCGGAAACGTTGGGTCCGCAGTGGGCCGAGGATTTAAACGAAGTCTTTGGCGTGATCGATGTTCACGATCATTCGACCGGTAAGGGCGTGCGTGTTCCCTCGGCTGGGATCGACATCAATGCGACGCTAGACTTCCAAGAGCAGAGAGCTTCGAACATCAAGTCTGCTGGGATGGAGTCTTTGGCTTCGGCGGATACGGCAACGGTAGGATCTCTACAAAGGGTCGGAGACAACTTGTTTTGGGTCTCAGGCGCTGGTGCTTCGGTTCAGATCACCTCCGGCTCTTCTGTGATCAGTAACGGAACCGGCGAGCTGACAGTGGACACTCCCGGAGCTTATCCCTACGCGATCACGACAGCCGATTCGGAAGTTGTCTTGTTGATCGCCACGGGTGCGGCGAGAACGTGCACGCTCCCAGCTGCGACAAACACGATGACGGTCATCATCAAGGACGCTGCGGGGCTGGCGGCGACCAACGCTATCACGATCACACCGGACGGAACGGACACGATCGACGGGGATAACTCTGATTATCTTATGGACTGGGGATACGGCGCTGTGCGGTTGATCTCGGACGGTGTTTCAGCTTGGTACATCATCTAATGGCGTTGATCAAAGAAAAAATAGCCGTCAACCTAGGCGGCGGGATCGATACGAAGACGGACGCTAAGCACGTGATGCCGGGTAGGTTCACGAAGCTTCGAAACGCTGTCCTAAGGCAAACGGGACGCCTTGATAAGCGTTCTGGACACGTAGCTTTGCCGAACGTCGACATACACGGCGCTTCACTGACGGATACGGACTCTCTAGCCACCTACAAGAATGAGATTTTGCAGTACCGATCGCAAAATCTTTACAGCTACTCACCGGGTTCTCAGGTCTGGGCGGATAAGGGCGGCGTCGTCTCTTTGATCGCAAAAACTGAGCAGGTGATCAATAACACAGCCGAGCAGACTCAAAGTTCAAGTGCTGTGAGTCTTGTGGGAAATATCGGAGTCTACGCTTGGGCGGATAGCCGAGGCGGGATCAGAGGCTCGGTCATTGACCGCACCTCCGGTGTTCCTCTACTGACGGACATGCAGATCGACGCTACGGGATCTCGTGTAAAGGTCATGGCTTTTTCCAACTTCGTTTACGTCTTCTTTTATAAGAGCGGAAACATCTATGCGACAAGAGTGAACGCTGCGAGACCTACGGGCTTTGAAACAGCTGTCTCTCTAACGTCGATCGCGAACACTACGAATCAGACCTACGAGATTTACAACTACCAAAATCTTCGCATGGTCTTAGCCTACAACGTCGAGGGAGCTTCGGAGGTTGAGGTCGTCGCATTCAACGAAGCTTTGGGTTCTGCGGCGGGGTTTACAGGCGATACGATAGGAGAAGCTGGAACAGATTCTATTGGAATCGTCTTATCAACGTCGCAAAAGTTATGCGTATTTTATTATAACTCGACGAATAAGCTTAGAGGCGTGGTACTCAATAACAAAGGGGTCATCCTTGTTTCTCCCACTACGATTGATACGGTCAGTGACACGGTTACCAACATCACAGGATTCCCTGCAGCAGACGGTTGCCGAGCTTGCTACGAAGTCGATCAGACCGCCACGTACAATCACTACGTCAAAACAAACACGTTTAGCGAGGCTGGTACCGCTGGCACAGCTGCGGTTTTTAAGAGATCTGTGGGCCTCGCCACCAAGGCCTTTACGTACACCGACAGTTCCGGATCTAGTCAGAGTTTTGTTGGGCTGATCCATGCCTCGACGTTTCAATCGACGTACTTTGTAGCACGTAGCGACGGTCTGTTATCGGCTAAGCTTCTCTACACGGTCGGCGGTGGTCTGCAGACGGTTCTAGCGGATGTTTCGGCTGTTACAAACGGCTTTGAGTTTAGCATTCTCAGAAAAAACAGGCTGGTCTCCGAAGACGGCGAGCTCTTTACACCGACGGGTGTTTCTCGAACGATGCTAGATTTCAGTGCGGTCGATAGCTTTACGGCTGCCGAGCTCGGACAGAGCTTGCATATCGTAGGCGGCTTTCTATCCATGTACGACGGTGAGTCGGTGGTTGAGCACGGCTTTCATCTTTATCCGGAGAACGTCTCCGTGGGATCAACGGCAACAACGGGCGGAAGCTTAGCTGCTGGGGACTTTACGTCGGTCTTTATCTACGAGTGGACGGATAACAACGGCGAGATTCATCGGTCGGCTCCTTCTCTAGCTGTGACGGGAAACGTAGCTTCGGGAACGTCGGGGCTTGTAACCTACTCCGTACCGACCTTAAGGCTCACGAGAAAAGACGGCACAACCAGAACGGGCGTGAGAATTGTCGGCTATCTTCTCGTAGGCTCGACCTACTACAGGTTTACGTCTACCTCGGCAGCGGCCAACAATGACGTGACGGCAGACGCTGTGAATGTGGTCTTGAGTTCTGCGGCTGTCACATCAAACGAGATTTTATACACGACGGGCGGAGTCATAGAGAACTTTCCTCCTCCGGCTTGTTCGACCATTGCGGTCTTTGCGGGAAGGATCTGGCTTGGCGGTTTAGAAGAGCAGGGCCAAGTCTACTATTCCAAGAGACACCAGCAGGGACGGTCCGTCGGCTTTACGGATCAGTTTGCGCTAGCTGTTGAGCCTTTGGGCGGCAGAGACACAGGGTTTGGCGTCTTAGACGATAAGCTTTTGTTGTTCAAGAAGGATCAGTTTTATCTGACGTTCGGAGAAGGACCGAATGATCTGGGCTTTGACGGATCATTTTCTGAGTTTCAATTTATCACGGCAGATGTGGGGATTTCGAACGGGAACTCTGTCGTAGTGACACCTCGCGGTTTGATGATCAAGAGTCTAAAGGGCATCTACGTTATCAGCAGCGGTTTATCCGTTGAGTATGTGGGAGCTCCGGTTGAGGAGTTCAACGGCGACACAGTTACCTCGGCGGTTTTGGTTCAGAATGAGAACCAAGTGCGGTTTACGACCTCAACCGGGCCTATTCTAGTTTACGATTATTTTTTTGATCAGTGGTCTACTTTCGCACCTTTGGCGGCGAAGCGTGCGGTGATCTGGCAGGGGACTTATGTTCTCGTCAAATCAGACGGCGTTATTTTGCAGTCGTCATCTGGTGTGTTTACGGATGCAGACGCTAGCTACAGTTTTTCTGCGGAGACGGGCTGGTTTGCTTTCGACGGGATCGGAGGATTCCAACGGTGCTACGAGATGCAGATCAGAGGGATCTACTACGCTGCTCACAAGCTGAAGATCCGTGTTGGCTACGACGACTCCCCGGCTTACGGCGGCGAGGTCGTGATCAACCCTCCAACATTGCTTGAAGCTGCGACCTACGGCGACGATTCACCTTACGGCGAGTCTGGTACTGTGTTTGGTGGTGTGAGTACAGCTTACCGCTTTTCGTATGCATTGCAAAAGCAAAAGTGCGAGATGGTTCGCTTTGAGATCACAGAGCTTCCAGCTTCGACGGGAACTCAGAAGGCTTTCGGGCTGAGCGACATGGTGTTTCGGATCGGCAGAAAGCAGAGCACGTCAAAGCTGCGTACGGGACTAACGACAGGATTTAGGGCATGAGTTTATTTGCAGATTATATTCAAGAGAGACTGAACAAGGGCATCATCGAGAGCGAAGATGGTTTTGCGACCTATATCATTGCGAATGAAGAGGTCTACATCGAAGACATCTATATCGTTCCCGCGAAGAGAAACACAGGCCTAGCGGCAAAGATGGCTGACGAGATAGCCGAGATTGCTAAGGCAAAGGGATGCACGGTGCTTGTCGGCTCGGTAGCTCCTCAGGCGAACGGAGCTACGGATAGCCTCAAGGTGCTTTTGGGCTACGGCATGACCCTGCATTCTGTTCAAGCAAACGGTCTTATCTATTTTGTTAAAGGAATTGTCTAATGGGCGGAAAAGCAAATCTAGGCGGGGTCCTTGGGGACGTAGGTAACGCTCTTAAAAAGGACGTTATCGGAACGGTTCTCACGGGCGGTTTGAAAGGTGTGGCTGAAGGCGTTACGGGAGTAAAGCTTCCGAACATCACCAATAAGGTGAGCGGAGCTTTGGGTGGAGCTTTTGACGGGGTCTCAAACAAGACTAACGTCGGCGACATCTACAACTACGACGAAAGATATTTCGCGAACGCTGGAGGTGACGAAACAAAAGAGATAGCCAGAAACCGGCAAGCTCAGCTGGATGCAACGCAGGCCTATCTCAATCCGAACAATGTCAACCTAGACCGCACGGAAGATCTGCAGTCGAGATCTCAGCAGCAGAGTTTCGCAAACGCTTTATCCGAGCAAGCAGCAGGGCGAGGACCTTCTCTAGCATCGATGCAGCTGCGTGACGCAACAGACGCCAACATAGCGCAGGCGATGGCTCTCGGAGCGTCTCAGCAAGGCGGTTTAGCAGGTCAAAACAGACGCCAGATTGCCCAGCAGGTTCAATCGGCTCAGCAGCAGGCTGGTAGAGATTCTGCTCAGCTTCGTATGCAAGAACAGCTTTCTGCTCAAGGCCAGCTTGGCAACGTCTTATCCGGTGTGCGTGCTCAAGATCAATCGGCTGCGGGATCTCAGGCGACGTTGCGACAAGCGGATAACTTCGCCAACCAAGATGCTTTGAACCGAGACTTAGACCAGAGAAGACAGCTTCAGCAGGGTTACACGCAACAGATGGTTCAAACGAATGACGCTAACGCTAACCGCTACGCTCAAATGGATCAGCTTCGCGGAGAGCAGGTGATGGCGAGAAATGACGCTCAATACCGTGCTGGCGAAGCTGCTACGGAGCGCGCAATCGGCATGATCAGTGGTTTAGCGGGGGGCGGAGCCAGTATCCTTTCAGATGAAAGAAAGAAAAAAGCTATGAAAGAAGCAGGCCTTCCAGATTTGGATGAAATGTTTGGTTTAGTGAAAAAGCCGAATATGAGCGTCGCAACCTTGTCTCCTCTACAGCGGGAAATAAGCGGTTTAGGAGCGCAGCAGAGTCTGGCTTCAGACGAGCCTTTTTATCAAGGCGAAGATGAGGGGGAAGGGGAAGGATTTTGGGACCGGGTGCAAAGCGGTCTGAAAAGTAAGAAAAAGTCTGATGGGAAAAGTAAATCCTTCGAAGCTGGTGAGAACGTCGCAAGGCTTGGCGGAGCTCTCGCAGCTTTATCAGACAAGAACGAAAAGAAACAAATCGACGTCCCCTCGGAAGAGAAGCTTTCTAAGTTCATCGATGCTCTGAAAGCTTACGAGTACGAGTACAAGAATCCTGACGAGCCGGGAGCTGGCGAGGGCCGCTACATTTCTCCGATGGCTCAGGACATGGAAAAATCAGAGATCGGCTCACAGATGGTCGAAGACACTCCGGACGGGAAGATAGTCAATTACGGTAAAGCAGGCGGGGTCATGCTGGCGACAGCAGCGATGCTGAATGATCGCATGGGCGAGCTCGAGCAAGCTTTTGCCGGTATGTCGAAAAGGAAAAAATCATAATGGCAGCACTTACCGCACAACAAGCAAAACAGCTCTACGACAAGGGTTTGCTCGATGAGGAAACTGCCGCAAGATTTTCAGATCCCATAGATCCGGCCGTGATCAGTGCGGCGATGGGCCAAGAGCTTCCTCCCGCACCCCCACGTCCCGATCCTCTTGGTATCGACCGAGGCTTGAACTTTGTTGGCGAGACGCTCAACAACGCCGGTAGATCGGCTATCGAAGGTCTTACGGGTGCGGAGCTACCTAAGGACACGGGCTCTTGGGACAGCTCTGCAGGATCGATGCAGCCAGCGAGCTTTGAGCCACAGCAGCAGCCGAGACCAGATCTGATCGACTACAACCCACAGCAACAGGTTCCTGCAGATCCCTACGGCGCGGCTCAGAGACCTAATCCTATGCTAGCGGCTTACGATCAGCAGGCAGAAAACATCAGAAAGTCTGCCGAAGCGGGGATGCAGCTTGCGGCAAAAGAAGCTGCTTTTCGAAACACCGAAGAAGACATATTCGCAACGGAACACAAGCAGATCATGCAGGACGTCTCGGATGCGAGAGGAAAGCTCGATAAGCTCTACGAAGAAGAGGCTGCGTTTAATGAAGATGAAGGCGGGATCGAGGGCTTTTGGGCGGATAAGAGTACCGGTCAAAAGGTCTTAGCTGGGATCTCGTTATTTCTTGGCGGTATTGGTGGTGGTGTAACGGGTGGGAGAAACCTAGCCGTAGACGCTATCGACCGAGCTATCTCGAGAGACATCGACATGCAAAAGGCTGCGATTGCAGATAAGAGAACGTCTTTCGATCGGAAAAAGAATCTTGTGGCAGCGTCTTTGGGAACGTTCGGCGATATGCAACAAGCCGTGACGGCTGCGAGAGCTTCGGCTTACAAAAATACGGAACAGCAGATCGCCAAGCTTTCTTCAAAGTACAAGGGTCAAGAGATCCAGTTGAGGGCTGAAGAGCTGCTAGGACAGGTCGGTCTAAAGAGAGCAGCGGCAGAGAATGATCTGCTGAAGCTTGCGAGCTACAACTCTGCAATGCAAGGCGGTGCGGTCAACGAGGCTGCTTTGGATCCGAAGCAAAGAGAGCTCTACGTCCCTGGAGTTGGGTTTGCAAGAGATTCCAAGACGGCTCAAGACCTTCGAAGTAAACAAGCAAACCTCAAGACGGTCAAAGGCCAAATCCGAGATCTTTTAGAGATTCTAAAAGTGAGCGGTAAGGCGCTCACTCCGGTTCTAAGACAAAGAGCTCAGTCGTTAGCGACGATTCTGAGAGGAACGTCGCGCGAAGCGATCCTAGGACCAGGGGTTGTACAAGAAAAAGAATACCAAAGGCTAAGCCAAATCATTCCAAACCCAGCAGAACTCTTTTCTTTAGATTCGCAGAAAAAGGAAGCTTTGGAGACGTTTGGAAAAAGCTTAGATACTCAAATGCAAAACATCTACGCAAGCGAGATCATGAACTACAACCCTGCTGCAGACAGAGAGCCTAGGCGCGTAGAGCCGGGACAGAGAAATCAATCCCAGCAGGGCATCACGCCTGCAACGCAAAAGGGAAGATAAGACTTTGGCAGAGCTCTACAACAAGCAAACAGGTCTCGCAGAAGATCTGCCAGCGGATCAGATCAACCAAGCCGTTCAAACCGGAACGCACTCCTATCAGAAGGGAGATACGGTTTACGTCGAAGACGATCTGGGCGAAAAGTTCTATATCCCTGCCGAAGACGTCCCGCTAGCTCTGAACAAGAACTATAAGCTTCTAGATAACAAGACCGCACAGGTCGATCAGTTTGTTCAGGGAAACGACAGCCTTTCCGGTGCTGCGAAGGTCTTCTTTGGACAGATGGGTGACGAGCTAGGGCTCGGTATCCCGGAGCTTGTCTACGACAAGACTCAAAGCCCTCTAGACGTTGCCAAGAAGGAAGCTCTCAAGAACCACTTTAGCGCTTTAAACATCGCCGGTGGACTGACGGGTTTCGCAGGATCGATGGCTTTTGGTGGACCTCTATGGCGTGCGGGAACTAAGGGAGCCGAGGTTACGAGCCAAGCCGTCACGAAGGCTTTGAGCGCACGGGCTGTGGGTCAAGGGATCGGAAAGAACACGCTGGCGAAGGCTGCAGGTAAGATCTCCGGCACGGCGGCGGAGGGTGCAATCGTCTCGGCTCCGTATGCGTTTACGGAAGCTGTTCTAGGTGATCCGGAAGCTGCTGCTGAGACTCTGATAGCTGGTGGTGGTATCGGTGCTTTGTTTGGTGGAGCGGGATCTCTAGTACGAGGTGTTTCGAAGATTACAAAGAGCACGGTTGAAAGGAACAAGATTTCTACAGCCGAGGCCGCCAAGAAACTCACCAGGGTGTTTACAGGTGTTCCGGAAGCTGACATCGAGCGTGCGGTGGATCTGGCGAGACGTGGCGAGATCAAGAACGTGCGGTCTTTGGACGAGATCAACAACGACCTAGATTTTAATATCATGTCGTTACAAGACGATCTTCAAAAGAGCGAAACGGCTTATCGGGATGTGGAAAGCAGGCTTCGCGAGCAAACCAGAGAGGCTATGGAGGATCTTCGCTCGGCTAGACCTCCGGAGAACTTAGCTGACGATATCATGGGAGCTTTAGACAGAGAAAAAGATACGCTCGGCGCTATGAAGACCGACGCTCTGGCGGCTTTAGACCTAGCGGAAGGCTCTTTGCAGCGATCGGCTCTGGTCAAACACATCGACGAAACTATTTCTTCGTGGGGTATCGCTGGTAAGAAAGGTGATTCGGTCATTCTGGGTGACACCTACAAAGGCGCTATCGCAAAGCTTGAGACTCTTAAAAACGATATCTTAAGGCTACCGGCTCAGATTCCCCTGCCGTCAGCTAAAGGCATCCTCTCGCAGCTCGATCCAGATATAGGCTGGCGCTACGGTGCGGGAGAATTCAACTCGGTTCTAGACAGAGCCAGAAAGTCTTTTCGCAGAAACGTTTCCGACAAGATAAAAAATAAAGTCCCTAAGTACGCTGAGATAATGGACGCCATGAGCGACCGGTCTCGAGCACTCGAAGCGGCTTCGGAAAAGTTTGGCGAAAGAGGAAAAGCTATCGGGTCTTTGAACTCGATCCTTTCTCCTCGCGGGGTTGTTACAGACGATATTCTCGCAAACTTTTCTCGCACGTCTGGCGAGGACTTTATCGGAGCTCTTTCAGATTTTAAATCCAAGAAGGACTTACTAGAAAAGGCCAAGCGTAGCAACATCCGAGAACGAGAAAAGCTTGTCCCGGATACGTTTGCCGAGAGAGAGAGACTACAAGCTGAGCTCGAAGCCAAACGAAAGGCCTTTGAACCCATCAAGCGTCTGACGGTGAACCGCACGCAGTCGATCATTAGAAACCAAGGTTTCCGTAACGCCTCTCGTCAAGATAAGCAGGCCTTGGAAGCTCTCACCTCTATCACGGGGAACAACTGGCTAGAAGAGATCGCCAACAGAAACGCACTCGAATCCTTCGGCAAAGAGAGAACGCAAGGAACAAGACGAACGTTTCTCGGAGCGATGCTTGGTTCGGTGTTGGGCGGAGTCTTTGGCGGCGGTCCTTTAGGAGCAGCTCTTGGAGCTGGTGGCGGAGCTTCGGCAGATGTTTACGGCGGGAAGATCTTAAAGTGGTTTATAGAAGGTCGTCCAGATATGGCGGCTGTTTTATACACCGAACAAGCTATGAAAAAGCAGGCTGAAAAGCTTGATATGATCCCAGATATTCTAAAGAGAATGGGCAGCGGGACTAAGCTAAAAAGACCGACTGGAACGCAGATGGGAATCCAGTCTTTGAACAGGCTTTTTCAGTCGTCGAAAGAGCCAGAGCAAAAGAAGGACGCTCCTCTGAGCTCACTCGAAAAATCAAAGCTTATCGAAAAGACGAGAGGAGACCTGATTCGCTGGGTATCCAACTACGACGAATCGACACAGAAGATGGCTGAGATCGTCAAACCCTTCGAAGACGAGGGAGCTCCCATCATCGGATCGAAGCTCAATGAAAAGCTATCTTTGGCGGCAAACTATTTAAACGATCAGATCCCAAAACCCGTCGGACAGCAGAGTCTTTTTTCTAAGAAGACCCCGTACCGACCGTCCGACTACGAGATGAACTCATTTTTCCAAAAGGTTCAGGTTGTCGAAGATCCGTTTCACGTCTTAGACGAGCTCGAGGCGGGGACTCTGACGGGTTCTCACATGGACGCTCTCGGTGCGGTTTATCCGAAGCTCTACGACTATATCGTCCAAAAGGTTACGGACGTCGCAAGCTCGGAAGAGATCGTGCTACCGTATCAGGACAGACTCAGGCTTTCTTTGTTGATGGGTGCTCCAATCGATCCAAGCTTGGCTCCGGACAAGGTGCTTGGCTACCAGAGGATCTACGCTCAGCCTTCCATGGAAATGCCTGGTTTAGAGAAGATAGAACTGACAGGCGACAGAGGGTCCACGATGGCCACCGATGCGCAACGTTTAGCTTAGTCCCACAAGGACGTAACCCACAAGGGAGCTTAGATCATGGCCAAGAAGGAAGTTGTCAATTATTTCATTGTCGAAACAGATCAGAGTCTCGCGGCAGACTTTGCTTCGACGAGTATCTTCACGATTAAAAGTGTGGATAACGTCGCCGTAAACATCGCAACGGTAGGCGTTACAGATAATACGGGTGCGTTCTACGTCCAACATCGGCTGAGAAAAGACATCAATACGGCGACGGAGTGGGCGACGCTCACTTTAAGTCCATCACCTATTTTGGCCGACGATAACGACGTGTTCCTGATCAACCTCAACCAAGTTCCCCCGGGCGAGCTGCGGATCGGATTTACGGCTGCAGGCGGCACTCCCAACGGAACGGCGACGATCGTCATCTCGGCAACGTCGGTGGGAGGTTGAAATGAGCTCTTCGAATTGGCCACCATCAGGCTCAGGCTCAGGAGACGTTGTCGGACCGGCTCTCGGAGCTACGAACGATGCCGTTGTGCGTTTTGACGGGACATCCGGGACGTCGGTGCAAAACTCAAGTGTGACGATCGACGATTCGGATAACGTAGCTGGAATCAATGATCTAACGGTTGGCGGCGATCTAACGGTCAACGGTACGACGATCACGGTCAACGTTGCAAACCTAGACGTCGAAGATCCAAACATCACGGTCAACAACGGCGGAACGCAGGCGACGGCCAACTCGGCGGTGGCAGGCTTTACGGTATCGATGAGCGATGCCACCAACGCTGTCTTTGGCTACGATTCGTCTCTAGCGTCTCGCTTCAAGGCTGGCGACGTGGGGACTTTGATCGAGCTCGTCAACATCTCGAGCACGCAGACTCTTTCGGGTAAGACTTTGACGTCTCCTGTATTAAATACGAGCGTCTCCGGTACTGCCGTATTAGATGAAGACAACATGGCCTCGGATAGCGCAACTCAGATCGCTACGCAGCAGTCTATTAAAGCCTACGTCGATCAGGCTGAAACGGATGCTAACTCGTTTGCTACCAGTGCTGTGAGCACCCATGCAGCTTTGACCTCGAGCCACGGCGTTACGGGAGACATAGTTGGTACCGGAGGATTGCAGACGCTAGCCTCTAAGACTTTGACCTCTCCTGTGTTGAATACAGGTGTTTCCGGCACAGCTGTTCTTGATCAAGACGACATGAGCTCTAACAGCGATACGCAGCTGGCAACTCAGCAGTCTATTAAAGCCTACGTCGATACCACGAGATCAAATGTTCGTGCGGTTGAAGGCAACGTAGCTGTGTCCTCAGATGTCACATTGACGGATAGAAGGCTTCACTTTGTGGATGCCAGCGCTGCAAGGTCTTTAGAGCTTCCAGCTGCAGCTGCTGCGTTGTTTCTCATCGTTAAGGATGCGACAGGCCAAGCGGATACCAACAACATCACGCTCACAACTCCAGGGGCTGAGACCATTGAAGGAGCTTCGACTTACGTTATCGAGGCCAACTATGCATCGGTTAACGTTGTTAGCGACGGTACGAATTATTTTGTAGTTTAGTCACAGACTCTTTTTAGGGTCCATAGAAAGGAATTTCTACATGGCTTATCACAGTAAGAACCCGGTATTTACGACAACGCAATCCGGGACAACCACAATCACAAAGAATGGTGATTCAGATCATATCAGGCTGACTAGAACAGGATCTCAAACTGGAACGGTCTATATTGGTAGCCTGTCAAACGGCCTTAGGATCGGTACCTCACCGGGTGGCGACGAGTACATGTCTTGTCTGCAAACCGGAGCGATCTTTTTAAAGCAGCCTCTAGGTATTGGAGAAAACACTCCGGCTGCTCAACTGCATGTTGTGGGTCCGGACGGCGACGGTGCGCTTCCGACTCTTGATGCGGATGTAACCGGCATACTTGAAAACAGTACAGGGTCTGGTAACTCTTGTTACTTCCAGCTTCTGAGTGGAGCGGCGGCCAACACGGCTATTTATTTTGGAGATACCGCCGACGCTGATGTTGGATATATCAACTACAGTCACAGCACAGATGCTA